TAAATACCTTGTGATGAAATTACTGTTCCAATAAACCCACAAACAGGCTTACCTACATTCATCACTATTTTACCAACTAATCGTTTAAATGTACTGCGATTTTTCACAATGCCAAATTCTTCTGCCATTTCATACGCCCATGCTTGAACAATATAGGCAAATAACGGGATATATATCGCATTATTACGCAAGAATTCAGTTAATGGTTTTGCCCACGCATGATAGCCGATAAGGACTTCTGGATGAGTACCGTTAATCAAATGCCCAAATAAAGTGTCCGCATGGAATACATCATCTTCAAGATAGCCGTATTCGCGCATTAAAGTACACATCACACTCATACCACCTCCTTCTGGAGCAGGTGGCTGAGGTGTTTTCCATGATGCCATATCGGATTCTTTTACTTTTAAAAAAGAATCTGGCTCAAAATTTATCATCCCCCTGCCACCAGTAGGGCGACTTGCTAATTCCGTTTGATAGTTGTTTAAAACAGATTGCTCTGAATTTGATTTATTTAAAAATTGTCGCAATTGTTCAGCAGAACTTAATGGCATATTAAATTTCCTTTACGTTGTACTTGTTAATAATTTTGTTGCTGCTTTAGCAGCGTCACTATTCATAAGTCCCACTGCAGTGTAAGCCGCGGCTACTTGGCTATTTGTTCGATCATATACTTCCGCTATATAAGAATTGATAAGAGATGTCTTAGCTGACGCAGTTACATCGGCAGAATTCCTAGTGTCAGCAGTATATTTGTTTATATCCTCAAACGCACCTGCTATCATTTTTCTAACATCGGCATCTACTGCTTGATCACCGGTTTGCTTGTTTAATATCATCTCTAAGTTAGTTTTATTCTTATCATTAGATTGAGTAAGTTGTGATTCTAAAATTTTAGTAATTCTTTCTTCTTCGGCTTTGGCTTTATTAGCATCTTCAGTATATTTAGCAGCATCCGCAGCAGTAACTCTATTGGCAGCAGCAGTCTCCGCAGCAGTGACTCTATCATCTTTAGCTTTTTGTACTGCCGCGTTAGCATCTACAAGAGCCTTATCTGCAGCAGCTTGTTTAAGCCTTGCCCCCTCTTTTTCAGCCCCAGTGGCATTTACATTTGCCAAAGTGCTTGCTGTTTCCTTTGCTACATTGGCAGCAGCAGTAGCAGCAATAGTAGCTCTTTGATCTAATAGTGTAGCAGCTTCAGCCTCTGTTTTAGCTTTATTTGCCGCAGCTTCCTCAGCGTATTTAGCAGTATCTGCGGCTGTAACTCTATCGGCATTAGCTTTTTGTACTGCCGCTTTAGCATCTACAACAGCTTTATCTGCAGCAGCTTGTTTAAGCCTTGCGCCCTCTACTTCAGCCGCAGTGGCATTTACATTTGCTAAAACTCTTGCTGTTTCGGCATCTGCAGCAACTTTATTTGCCGCAGCTTCCTCAGCGTATTTAGCAGCATCCGTAGCGGCAATTCTATCGACAGTAGCTTTTTGTACTGCCGCTTTAGCATCTACAACAGCTTTATCTGCAGCAGCTTGTTTAAGCCTTGCGCCCTCTACTTCAGCCGCAGTGGCATTTACATTTGCCAAAACTCTTGCTGTTTCGGCATCTACAACAGCTTTGTCTGCTGCCGCTTGTTTAAGCCTTGTACCCTCTACTCCAGCCGCAGTGGCATTTACATCTGCCAAAGCTCTTGCTGTTTGAGCATCTACAACAGCTTTATCTGCAGCAGCTTGTTTAAGCCTTGCGCCCTCTACTTCAGCCGCAGTGGCATTTACATCTGCTAAAACTCTTGCTGCTTCGGAATCTGCAGCAACTTTATTTGCCGCAGCTTCCTCAGCGTATTTAGCAGTATCTGCGGCTGTAACTCTATCGGCATTAGCTTTTTGTACTGCCGCTTTAGCATCTACAACAGCTTTATCTGCAGCAGCTTGTTTAAGCCTTGCGCCCTCTACTTCAGCCGCAGTGGCATTTACATTTGCTAAAACTCTTGCTGTTTCGGCATCTGCAGCAACTTTATTTGCCGCAGCTTCCTCAGCGTATTTAGCAGCATCCGTAGCGGCAATTCTATCGACAGTAGCTTTTTGTACTGCCGCTTTAGCATCTACAACAGCTTTATCTGCAGCAGCTTGTTTAAGCCTTGCGCCCTCTACTTCAGCCGCAGTGGCATTTACATTTGCCAAAACTCTTGCTGTTTCGGCATCTACAACAGCTTTGTCTGCTGCCGCTTGTTTAAGCCTTGCGCCCTCTACTTCAGCCGCAGTGGCATTTACATCTGCCAAAGTGCTTGCTGTTTCGGCATCTACAACAGCTTTATTTGCTGCCGTAGCAGCATCAACCTTGGCTTTGGTATCTGCCGCTAATGCGTCCGTAATTGCTTTTTTCATGTTTAAAGCTACATTAATATTACCATTTACTAACGCAGTATTAAGTAGATTTGCATCTTTAGCGCCTTCTATTAACGCATCTAATTGTCCCTTAACCATCATTTGATAAGTATTGGATTGCGATAACGTATCTGCTTGCGCCATAGCCGACCATGTATCAAAAGCGTCTTTTTGTGCAGCATTTAATATGGCATTATTATCAGTTACAAGTTTATTTAATGCGGTGGCATTGAATGTATCTGCAGTTAATTTATTAGCTACATCGTAATTACTAGCATCCAATGTCAATTTTGCTTGAGTTGTATTTAAAGTGACATTGTTCCCTGTATCTGAAATCAATCCTTTAGATTTTAAATCAAGACCAGTATTAATTAATGCGTTTTTAGCAGCGGCATTAAGCTCATTAGCTTTTGCAATAGTTGCTGCATCAGCTTGTGCAATAGGCAAGGCGTTTTTAATAGCAGCGTCTTGTGCAAATCCTGCGGCAGCACCAGTATTGAGCATTCCTCTGCGCGATGATTGAAGATTTGCCGCATTAACCGCTTGTTGGATATAAGGATTATTCTTTGAAAGAAGCCCCGATAATCTATTGCTAACAAGTGAATCTGGGGTTACGTTTACATCAACTGATTTAGCCGCATCTACTAATTTTGCAATATCGGCAGCAGATTGAGTACCTGTTCTATCAACAATAGGGGCAGTAACTTTATCGGCTGTAATTTGATCTAAAGCTGAAGTAGCTACCGTACTATAATCTGGTGTCACCATGATAGGTGAACCATCTGCATTATATTTTATATTTGTAGGAGCAGAATCAACCGCTGATTCTATCATATCCGACGAGATATCGGCAGTTTGAACTTTAGGCTTACCGTTTTCGTCTAAAGTTATTCCAACATCTGTTGCTGTTAATTTAGTGCCTGCTGTTGAATCAGTTAATGCTTTTAATGTATCAGATGTTAAGGCGCCAATTGACGCAGTCGGGGTAGTTGGTATTGCTTTTACAGCGCCTGTTGCCAATGCACCAGTTGGAGCAGTTGATAATGCACCAGTCGGAGCAGTTGATAATGCACCAGTCGGAGCAGTTGATAATGCACCAGTCGGAGCAGTTGATAATGCACCAGTTGGAGCAGTTGATAATGCACCAATAGAAGGTGTAGTAATCTTAGTTAGTTCAGCAGTTGCATCACTACCAATACCGCTATATATCGCATCCCATTTATTGGGGATAGTTGAATTTAACATTCCAGTTGGAGCAGTTGATAATGCTTTTACAGCTCCTGTTGATAATGCACCAGTCGGAGCAGTTGATAATGCTTTTACAGCTCCTGTTGATAATGCACCAGTCGGAGCAGTTGATAATGCACCAGTCGGAGTAGTTGATAATGCACCAGTCGGAGTAGTTGATAATGCACCAGTTGGAGCGGTTGATAATGCACCAGTTGGAGCAGTTGATAATGCACCAGTTGGAGCAGTTGATAATGCACCAGTCGGAGCAGTTGATAATGCTTTTACATCACCTGTTGATAATGCACCAATAGAAGGTGTATTAATCTTAGTTAGTTCAGCAGTTGCATCACTACTAATACCGGCATATATCGCATCCCATTTAGAGGGGATAGTTGAATTTAACATTCCAGTTGGAGCAGTTGCCAATGCACCAGTTGGAGCAGTTGCCAATGCACCAGTTGGAGCGGTTGATAATGCACCAGTTGGAGCGGTTGATAATGCACCAGTTGGAGCAGTTGATAATGCTTTTACATCGCCAGTTGGTAATGCGCCAGTTGGAGCGGTATTAATATTGGCAATTTTTTCAGCTTTAGCTGTATCAATATTGCCATATATCGCATCCCATTTATTTTTATAAGCTAAGTCATCTGCTTCTTTTTGTTTAACTTCAGCAGCACTAGTTGCAATATCTGCGTCTAACATGGCTTTAGCATCAGCGTCAGCCTTAGCTTTGGCAGCCGCAGCCGCAATTACCGCATCAGCATTAACTTTATCCGCCTCAATTTTCGATTTATTATAATTAACATAATTCCGATTGGATGGCAAATCAGCTAATAATTTATTTCTTTCGGCAACAAAAGTTTTGTTTTGCTCATTTGCGCCTCCAGATAAATTCCAATTAATATTAGGGTCTTTTGCTAATAAATCTGTCGCCCAATTTTTTACTTGCGTATCCGCAACAGTTTGAGGAATAGTGCCTGTTGCAAGACCATTATAAAATGTTGAATCAAAAACAGGTGTGCCATCGGGGTTTACAACTGATGCGTATTTGTCTGAATACTGTTTAGCTCTATATGCTACTGCGTCTGGGTGGGTACTGCTGCTATTAAAAGCATTCATCCAAGAGTCGTACATAGGTTTGTTAAACCCTGTATTCCAATAGGTAAACTCTGATTCTAGTGGTTTAGCCATATCTGTATATTTGATAGTCGCCATTTATTTATCTCCGTCCAGTAACATATTGCGACCACCATTGGTCAGCAGCGGCATTTCTATTGTCATTATAATTACCCATATTAACACCGTTTTGCTGGTTAGTGGGGATTTGGAAATTCTTAAAGGCGTCCATAAACCCTTGCGTTGCCTGTGTCCCAAACTCTTTGTTCTTAGCATCCACCCCACTAAGAATATCGGATTTTAATGAACTTACATTGGTATCCCAGTTTTTTAAAAAATTAGCATTTTGAGTGGTTAAAGCAGTTTGATTGGCTTGTAATGCGTCATTATACGCTTTAGAACTAGCTGCTTGTTGAGCCTGTAATGCTGAATTTAATTGCTGAGTAGTGATACCTTGTGGTGAAGTTACTCCTAAATTAGGCGTAGCTGTTGTAGGCGCAGGTGCAGTTACAGTTACAGGTGTGACTGTTGTAGGCGCAGGTGCAGTTACAGGTGTAGTTACAGGCGTGGTTGTTACAGGTGTATTTGAAAGCTCAGTTGCTGATGCGGTTGAAAGTGCAGTTACAGGTGTGACTGTTGTAGGCGCAGGTGCAGTTACAGGTGTAGTTACAGGCGTGGTTGTTACAGGTGTATTTGAAAGCTCAGTTGCTGATGCGGTTGAAAGTGCAGTTACAGGTGGATTTGAAAGAGTGTTTACCGGAGCTTGTGTTTCGTTATCATATTGCGCTATTGCTGCGATATAGCCGTCTTGTTGAGCTTGCATTGCCTTTTGTATTACTAATGCCCCATCTAATCCTATACCATAAGATGCCGCAATCTCTTGAGTAGATGGTACATTTTGCAATTGGGTTCTTGCAAAGTCTATATAATTTTTCTTAGTTTCCGCCCTAGTTGCCATTTTATTATCCTGTTATCTATTTAGTTTTCTAGGTGTGTAATGAAGCACAACACCCGATAAATTATGTCCTAAATCAATAGCCGTATTAGAAAAAACGACTAAACCAATATTTGTTCCACTTCCTTGTATGCGTATTTCTGGTTGGGAAACTATCTTTCCATCGTAATAAAATTCATTCCAAATAGCTTCATCCCAGTAACCGCCAGCACCTTGTAGTTCTTCATATTTAAGAAAATGGGTGGCGATACTTGGATCAGCATAAGAAAATTCTGGATTAAAACGAATATATGAGTAACCTACGGTTGAAAGTTCAACTTCAAGTTTTCTAAATCGTTTAATTGCTGAGGGTGATTTTACATTATTAAACGCTGTTCTGATATAGGCTTGAATAGGTTCGCCATCAAAAGATGATCCGGTATTAGCCACATAAACGTACCCATCTTCGTCACCAAGTAAAACAATATCTCGACCACTGGCGTCCTCACCGTTCCACGCATAACTCACATTAATTGGATAAGTTAATTCTGAAAAATCATGACCGGTAGTTGCCGCGCCTGTTTGACTGGTGCCTGCGCTCATTGTCATGATAATACCTGTACCATCATTTGCATAAAACCTTACTTGATTTTTGCTTTTATAAATAGCAGTAGCAACAATTTTTTCTCGGAAACGATCAATTACAGGTTGGATAGTTCGGCTAACGGTATCATGTTCAAATCCACCGAATACATAAGACGGTACAATACGAATAATTCCCTTGAACATGAT